ATGAATCTTGGTCTTGCCTACAACCAACGGTTGAGTAACAGTCTTGTCTCCTTTGTTGAAAACAACATCATGGATGTAAACGTCGCTTCCAAACTGATAAGCAAAAGGCATTGAAAGACTGTCGCCGCCGCCCCAAGCAACGTCGCAAACAGCCACCTTGTAAGGATCGCCGTCAGGTAAAATGCCGTTGTAATAATTGAGTTCTTCCTTAGGGAACAACAAGCCTTCCCGGACATAAGGTTTCCCCATGTATTTAGCCATCCAAGTAGCGTCGTCGATGGATTCTTTCATGTCCAAGTAATACTCAGTGGAAAAACCCAAACCATACGGATAAACAAAATTACTTTCTCCGTTCTCGTCCAATGCAGGTAATATTCTGAATCGATATCGCGGGTTGCCTTCGTATTGCTGTTGTATTCGTCCCTGTACGTCGTCTACGGCCCATCGGGTACCGATCATCACCTGATAGGCCCCTTCTTTCATGCGGTCCTTTAACTGGTTTGCATAAGCGTTGTATTTGTTCTCCAATCTTTGAGGGTTCAATGATTCCTCAAGGTCCTCTATAAGGTCGTCGCAATATAAACACTTGGCAACCTCAACAGCACCGGTCAATGTTCCCAAGATGGACCGGCAGGTTAATGTAGAAAATCTTCTTGCTCGCTTTGAACTGATATCAATGGATTCGTCATTAGCGGAAGTAGCTCCGACGAACGCTAAAGGAAACACGTCATTCCACAAGTATTGAGGATCGGTCAAGATCGATAAAACCTCTTGGTAAAAACCTTTGGTCAGCTTATCCGAATGACCGCTCATCACATTGGCCATATCAGGATATTTCCCCATAAGCCAAGTCATAAAGAAACAACCAAGAGTGGACTTTCCTATTCTCGGCGGGGTCGAGATCGATAAAAAGTCCAGCTTGCCATCCTCCAAGTCCTGCAAGTCGTCAACGATTACTTTTAACTGTTTTCTTCGAGGAAGATAAAATCTTCTTTCAGGTGGACGGTCAAATTCGAGGTATAAAAGATAGCTGTCAAGGTTGTCTACTGCATCAAATAACAGTGTTTTCTTGTATAGGTTATAGGCACCCAAAGAACCTTCCATCGCCTCTTTATAAGCCAGCTCCCGTACCCAAGCGTTCAATGGATAAGCCTGTTTTCGATCACTAACAAGTCTCAGCAACTCAAAAAGATCGCTCATCAACTGAAATTCAGGGTTATTTCGCAACCTTGACTCGATTTCCAGTATCAGATCGTAATTTTCCATAAAAAAATGCCAACCCTCTCAGATTGGCACTCTCAGGCGCTCTTTTTTGTTTTTTTAGATTTTTTTCGATCGTCGTTTACCTAATTCTGTTTCAAGCCAGTCTGCAATAGCGACAACAAGTGTGGATGTTGCTATCTTGGATGCATGTGATGTTATTCTCCGTTCAACAAATCTCTTAAAAAGTTCAGGGCGTATGTCTGGGAATATATCAAGAATCGCCACACAGTCAGGTACGCCACGGTCCGCAAGTTCAATATTTACTAGCCTTATTATTTCTTCCGGATTCTCTACACCCATTATTTTTGAACGTCTGCGCTTGTAAACCCAACGGAAAAACGCCTCACGGTTTATTGTATCAGGCGACAAAAAATGACACTCATGGCACATCAAAAATAAATTGTATGCCTCGTCACTTCCGCCAAGAGATTTAGCCGTTATATGGCACCTGTTCAGTTTAGACGAAATCTTTTTAGCAGACCATATATCTTTTACATCCTCGTCCGTCAGCTCTCCTTGTTTTCTTTTTTCAACGTCAGAAATAATAGGCTTTGAACATCCCCAGCACATCGGTTCGCCCCAATCTTCCACAACAAGCTCAGAGTTCTCGGTACCAGCAGGAACAACCTTCCCATTAGAAGTAATGCCTTTGTCTTTCCAATACTGCACGATAGCATAATGCTCTATCATTACGCCCACCTGCCTGTTCGAGTCTTAAACTCCTTGACGGCCTTGTAATAAGTATTGTTCTTCAAACCCAATACCTTCATGGCATACTTGTTCGTCCTCTCACCACGCATAACCTCGCCGTAAACCTTCTCAAACTTCTCTTTGTCAATCTCAACAGGCTTGCGGCCCCTGTAAACCCCTCTAGCCTTCGCCAATTCAATGCCCTGCCTTTGACGCTCTCGAATGTCCCTGCGCTCAATCTCAGCAATATAACTCAATAACTTCACAACAATATCGCTGATGAACTGTTCCGTAAGTGTCTTGTCCCTCTTGCGAGTATCAAGCAGCTCAGCCATATCCAATATTACAATGTCAGCCTTCTTGTCCTGCGTAATAGCCGCCCACTGCCTGCTGATCTCAGTATAATTCCTGCCCAACCGGTCAATGCTGGGAATGAAAACTACATCACCCTCGCGCAATAACTGAAACAATAACTGATACTGGTCACGGTTAAAATCCCTGCCGCTCTCCTTATCAATAAAAATGTTCCGCTCCGGCACCCCGGCATCCAATAGTTCTTTGATCTGACGATCCGCGTTCTGATACGCCGTGCTTACCCTCGCATATCCAAATGTCTTACTCTCTGCCATGTTTATGACCTCCCTTCGAGATCATAATAACAGTGTTTGTTTAGAATGTCAACAGTTTTATTTGAAAATAGTGTCCTTTTTTGTTTTTTTCGTGTTTGCGGTGCTTACCCGCCCTAGTAAAGCAACTGCATATCCCCCAAGGGGCGCACTTGCCGGCGAACGTGTCCGCCTAGACTATACCTGAAACACACACTAAAAACAGCGCATAATATCTTTGTTACGACTTAATAAATGATAAAAAACTTTGTAAAAACGCTTGACAATCCTAGACAAAGATACTAAAATGATAGTGGGTAGTAGATACCCACATCATACCGTGCAAAGGAGGCATCTATGTGGATACTAGCAGCGATCATACTACTACCGATCTTTATACTGGCAGAGCTAGCAAAAGGGCAAGACTGATGATATCATACAAAAATGTAATCGTAAAGCAAACCACCACACCAAAACAGGAGGGAAAGAACATGATTAAAGTACGAGTACGCGACGAACTATGGCAGGACAACGAAACAGGCGAAGTAATAACTGCAACACAGGCCATAAGCGAATTTTACAAGGCCAACGCATGGGACGCACAATGGACGAACTATTACACATTTACCGGCCTATACAGCGACACCACGATTGACGCGCCGGACTTCACTAAAGCAGTAAACGAATAAGGCCGCCAGTACCCACACCAGCGACGGCCAGATGAAAGGAGTAATCATAATGAAACGAAAACACAACACAGAGCAGCGCACCTATATGCTGGCGAAGGCACACCTTGAAACGCTAGAAGGCATGCAGTCCGGCATGGAGCGCGAATACCTCGCCGCACAAGGCATAACGAACGAGGACGGCGAGACACCCCAAGCGATCTATTGCATAGACGACGGCGAAACCTTCGACCGAATCAATCAGGAATTTAGCGAACTACCCGAAGCAAAAGCACTTTGGCAGGAAATCCTTGAAGCGGAGGAACTGCTAAAGCAGGCCGAGGAACAACTAATCATCTACGGGCTAAGCATTGCACCGGCCAAAGAGCGCGAGATACTCGCCAAAGCCGCCGAAACGAATTACACCACCAGAATAAAGATAATCGACCTTGTAATGCGGCTTGATGTCGCAACAGTCAGATAGCGCACCAGCGCGGGAAGGAGAAAGAAAATGACTAAAAACGAAGTAAAAGCAAAATTAAAAGAGGCGTATTTAATCCTGCTTGAATGTGACGTTGCAATAAAGGAATTAAACCAGAACGGAAAGCAATTTGATTTTTGCACAGATGCGGCATTGTCTGATATTGTGGACAATGTAGCAAACAGGGCGGCGAGAATCCAACGCAAAGTATATCAAGGAGGCTAAACCATGAAACATCAAGCACAAATCAGGCATATAAACGGCAATATTATAACAACAATATGGGATGACAGCAAAAGAAGGTTTTACGAGGAAATTGAAAAGGCAGAAGAAAACATTGCGCGGTATGTAGGTTACGACGAAGAACAAAACGAAAATTTGTTTGTTGTAATAGTATGATGCAGAGTGAGCCGGAGCAATCCGGCGTAATGCGGCGGACGAGGATGACATAGACGAGGAGTAGCACACATAGTCACATAACAACCACAGGGCCGGAGGGATAAACTTCCGGCCTTTCATTTTACACGGCCCAGCGCTCGATTTACGGGCGTTGGGTTGTTTTTGTATATCCGAACCCCTTAAATTCCCGGAGGCTGTTAAATCGCCGGAGGGAACTATTGAGGCGACACGCCATGGCCATCAATTCATAGTCGTTTCATAGTCGATAGTCGTTTGAGTTTTATAGTCGTTTGCCATCCATAGTCGCTCGGTTTTATAGTCGGAAAGTCGCTTAAAAGTCGCTAAATCTTAAATTCTCAATAAAATTAAGTGTTAACCCCGTGATTTCTCTCAATAGTCGCTTAATTTTCTTTTATTTCATGGCCTTCGATCTCAATAACAGGCGTTGATAGTCGTTTTCGGATGTCCTCAGGCGAGATGTGTTCGCCCATCGGAGTAGCGTTCCGGACGCTGATATCCTGCTCGTCTCGCATACCGAAAAAGTTCTTGGCCCGGAAGATGTAAACCACTTGCGGAATCTTGCCTTTGCTCACTAATTCGGCGTCCAAAGCAGCCGAAATTTCCTTAGCTTTTTTAATCATGTCTGCTCTCACAGGCCCCAAACTTCCCTGTTCCCACTCCCAAACGACGCTACGGACAGTGCCGAGAGCAAGGCACATTTTCTCGACGGTGGGTATTTCCTCATTATCCACGATACGCTTGAAGTATTCATTGAGTCTATCAGCACATTCCTCATCTGAGCGTACCCTCTCACGTTTATACCAATATAGAGCGTTAGATACTATTTGTGATATTTCGCTTGGAGTAGCAGTAGTGTTATGAGCTATAGATGCTGATTTAGAACCACAAGTCTTTTTGGGAGTATTGGTTAATTTAGCTGGCTTTCTGGTTGCTGGTTTCTTCTCTGCCATGGTATCCCCCCTTTCAGTTGACTACAAATTGTAGGCATTAATAGAACCCTAGTAAGTTAAATAGATATCTTGTTCCTACCGTTAATCCCTGCGCCTGTACTCGATTGTCCCCTTCATCCATCCATACGCTACCAGCAT